AAATGAAGTCCATCCCATGGTTATCCCCTTATGTATCCGGCATTCCGCGCGGCTGTGATTTCTGGTTCTAGGTCTTCGTCAAAGTAAAGCCCCATTAATAACAGTTCCTCGGCGCCGTAGAGCTTAGCCTCTCCACATTGGGGGCAAAGGCACGCTCCGGCGTCCGGTTCGATTCCGTCGGTATCTTCGGCGCACGCTAAGCAAAATCCGGTGTCGCTGCCTTGATTGATGATCATCGTCAACCACCCGGCGGCGGGTTTGTTGAGCAGTCTTCCGGCTTTTGTCAGATAGGGTTTGTAGTGTTTCATGGTCGGTTCTCCTCAATCGGTTTTTCTTGCTGATACTCGCACGGCGTCGTAGGGTTCACTCGTCGTTGTGTGGGCGGTGATCAATTGGCGGCTTGGCTTCAGGTGCTGGGCGATTGCTCGCCAGTCGATCATTGTTTTAGTCGTGGCGTAGGTAATGGCGGCTTGATGCTGGGTGCCTTCTATGCATCTGCACCCAGTCGCGATTAAGTCGGCTTTGAGTTCTTCCTCGGCGGTCTTCAGGGTCGCAATCTGGGCCTTTATATCGGCGAGGCGGTCAACGGTGGCGGCCAGCAAGTCGGCATCCATTGGGGGCGCTTGGTCTGCTGGGTCGGCGCTCACGTTGTAGCGTGGTGTGGCGCGGGCGATTTGTTGGGCTATGTTCATGGTCGGTTCTCCTGTGGTGGTTAAAAAGCGGAGTTGCGGGCGTCTGCTTGGTGCTCGGCGTGTACGTCTGCGAGGGCGCGAAGCGTGGCCCAAGCCTGGGCGGTTGTGCGTGGGTTTCCCTCGTGGTCGGTGAATAGGTCGGCATAGTCGCTGGTACTCCAGCATTCGGCCATTGTGTCGGCGCCTTTCTCGTAGTTATCAAGGGCCCATTGCTTCATGGCCTCAATGGTTTGCGCTTGCGTGGTGTCTGTCATGGTCGTTTACTCCTGTGGTTTGTTGGGTGAGCGGTCAATGTAAACCCTGTCAAGCCCCTAGTCAGTCACATAGGTGACAATCAATCTATGTTTTTTTGTAGTGAATAGGGCTGTAACCCGCATGGTTATTGGGTTTGCGGGCTTTTTAACTATTTGCGCGGCACTATAACTTGTTAGGGTCTGGGTGTGGTTGTGCGTAGTGCTTTGCATAATCGCGCGGCCTTTGATATGGTCTCACTTATGTTCTCGCTATATACCCGATAAAGAATGAAACCCCAGAAGCTATCACGCTCCCAGATAAGGGAGGGGCTAGACACTATCCCTGTGGAGATGCTGTTGTCTCCCGGCAAAGGCAAAAAGCCCGCTCTGACAACCAAGCAGCGAGAATTCGCCCGCTCCCTCGCAATGGGTAAGACTAAGGCCCAAGCGTATAGAGAGGCATACAAAGAGGATGCGACTAGGGCCACGCTAGCAGGTGAACCGTACAGAGTGGCAGCAAACCCGCGCATCTCCGCAGAAGTCGAGGCTTATAAGGTGGCGCTAGAGGCTGAGAAACATCGAACCCCTGCACAGCTTAAGTCCCTGCTAGTCCAGCAACTGGTTCAGCACTCCCTTGATGAAGACTTCCCACCCGCACAACGCGTGCAATGCCTGAAGCTGCTTGGCAGCCTATTCGAAGTGGGTGCATTCATTGAGCGCAAAGAGATAACGACGATCAACAAGAGCGATGACATCCGGGCGCGCTTGCTCAAGGTGCTGGGCAGCCAGGCTATAGATGTGGAGGCCAGGCTCACGCATGATGATGCAGCGGACAGCGCGGCCAGCTTGCTTGCAGAACTGTCAGGCACCCCAGAAGAAAGCCAGCTAGCCGACCCCGACCCTAGGGGTGGCCCGCCGTTTGGCCCGGTCGCGCAGGAGTGCCTTACGCATACTATTCCAGACATTCGATCACCTGACATTCCAGACATTCAGGCCCAAGAAAAAAACTTTCCCAAGGATGACTTCGACGCTCTATAGGAATGCCCCCCTTGTGTTTTCCTGTAAAAAGGGGTGGGGGGTATATATTTTTTGAAACGCGGCACTATAACTAGTTATGGTGCGCACTATAACAAGTTAGGGTGGATATGACTGAAAAGCAAAGGACTGTGTTTCTTATCATTGATGAGTACTGGAAAAGGTTTGGGTATGGGCCGTCGATTGATGATGTGATGAGGTTGACGGGGGATCGTGGGAGGGGTAATGTTCACCGGGTGATGAAGAAGCTGGTGGAGATGGGGGCTTGTAAGGCTTTGCCTAGGAATGCGAGGTCCATCCGGCCGGCGCATGTTTCTTTTAGGAAGTTGCCATGAAGATCATTTTGTGCAAGAACAAGTTTGAAGTTATTGTGGATGCTTTGACTCCTGAAGATGCGGACGTTCTGATGGCTGAGTTTGCAGACTGGGTGGAGGGCAAGACCCTTCCTTCTGATGAAGATTACATGGCGGCTTTAGGGCCTTGTGGAAAATGATGGACATTGACGCAATCACTGCGAAGATATCGAAGCTGCCTATTAATGAGCAGGAGGCGTTCTTTGCCGAGTTGGCGGACTATGAGAACAGCGTCAAGAGGGAGAAGGCCCAAGGAGATTTCGCGGCATTCGTGAAAGAGATGTGGCCTGGCTTCATCGACGGCCGTCATCATAAAGTGATGGCTAAGAAGTTTGAAGAGATCGCCCAAGGCAAGATCAAGCGCCTGATCATCAACATGCCTCCCCGCCACACAAAGTCAGAGTTTGCATCCTTCATGCTGCCGGCCTGGTTTCTTGGGCTGTTCCCAGGAAAGAAAATCATCCAGTGCTCAAACACAGCCGAACTGGCGGTGGGGTTTGGGCGTAAGGTGCGTAACTTGGTGGACTCTGATGTTTACTCGAAGATTTTTCCTAATGTGAATCTGAGGTCTGACTCCAAAGCGGCGGGCCGGTGGTCGACGAACGCGAACGGAGAGTACTTTGCGATCGGTGTTGGAGGTACCGTGACCGGTAAAGGCGCCGACCTATTGATCATCGATGACCCTCACTCCGAACAAGAGGCGGCCTTGGCGGCTAGTGATCCGTCCGTTTTCGATAAAGTGTATGAGTGGTACACGTCCGGTCCTCGGCAGCGACTTCAGCCGGGCGGGTCCATTGTCGTGGTTATGTGTATGACCGGGGACACTTCAGTGCTGATGGCTGACGGTTCCAACACACAGTTAAAAAACATTCGAACCGGAGACATGGTGGCTACGTTCGATAAAGGACGATTAAGCGCAAGCAAGATTAACAACTGGCGGTCAAGTGGTGTTGATTCCATATACAGGATACAAACACAATCTGGTAAAATTCTTCGTGCAAACGAGAGGCATCCGTTTCTTGTTATGAATGAAGGAGTACTGGAATGGACAAGACTGAAACACCTCAAGCCGGGGGATTTACTTGTATCGTTGAAGGATGTAGCAGGCCATCAAGATCTCAAGTCAAGGGAGGAACATGCGCCGCCTGCCAATCAAAAGCAAGCTACCACCGAAAAAATCCAAGTGCGCCCTACCAAGAAATTGGTTTTCATGGAAAGTGGGTTGGAAAGCAATGCGAATGCGGACAGCCAGTTCACTGCAAAGGATTGTGCGCGGCTTGTTATCGAAAAGGCTACACCCCACCTGCAACAACTGCCGATCAACGCCGAGCACGTCGCATCAAACACCGTTATGGAATCACGGCATCAGATTATGAGCGCATGGTTGAAGAGCGCCAGAACAGGTGCGATGTCTGTGGTGAACCGCCTTCTGAGGAAAACACAAGGGCGCATTGGAACGGAAAGCTCTGCATTGACCATGACCATGACACAGGAAAAGTCAGGGGACTGCTTTGCAACGACTGCAACCTTACAGTTGGCTACGGAAAGAAGCCAAGCATTCTTGAAAGAGCTGCATCGTATCTCCGACTTCACGGTGGATCCGATAGTTAAAATTACCACGGACGGCCAGGAAGAGGTTTTTGACGTAGAGGTTGACCGAACAGAGAACTTTATTGCCAACGGCATAGTTAGCCACAACACCAGATGGGCGAAGAGAGACCTGACAGGGAAGATTCTTCAGTCGATGATCGATAAAGACGGGGAGACGTGGGAGGTCATTAACTTTCCTGCGATTTTGCCAAGCGGCAATCCTCTGTGGCCCGAGTTTTGGAGCCTGGAGGAGTTGGAGGCTTTGCGGCTTGAACTGCCGGCCAGCAAGTGGAACGCTCAGTACCAGCAAAGCCCAACGTCCGAAGAAGGCGCGATTGTTAAAAGGGAGTGGTGGAAGGAGTGGAAAGCGGACAAGCCACCACGGTGCGAGTTCATCATTCAGTCTTGGGATACGGCGTTCACAAAGAATGAACGGTCCGACTATTCGGCGTGTACAACCTGGGGCGTCTTCTATTTGAACGAGAACGAAAAAGACCCCAATGTGATTTTGCTTGATGCGTTTAAGAGGCGCATGGAGTTCCCTGAGCTAAAAGAGAAGGCGTTCAACCACTATAAAGAGTGGGAGCCCGATGCTTTTATCGTTGAAGCAAAGGCTTCTGGGGCGCCGTTGATTTATGAGTTGAGGGCGATGGGAATCCCTGTGTCTGAATTTACTCCCAGCAGGGGGAATGATAAGATGGTGAGGATTAACTCTGTGTCTGATTTGTTTGCGAGCGGTAAGGTTTGGGCGCCTGCGACTCGATGGGCTGATGAGCTTATTGAAGAGATGGCGGCGTTTCCAAACTCTGACCACGATGACTTGGTTGACTCAAGCACGCAGGCCTTGATCAGGTTCAGAAAAGGCGGTTTTTTGAGGTTGCAGACGGACGAAGAAGATGAGCCGTTTAATCACAAACGCAAAATGGCGTATTACTAGGAATCATCATGATTGAAAAAAGTCTCTACGAAGCCCCTGAAGGGTTGGAATCACTCGATATCGGCGACAACCCAGACGGCATTGAGATTGAAATTGTCGACCCCGAAGAGCTATCGATCAAGATGGACGGCTTAGAGATTGATCTTGGTGAGAGCGAAGACGATTTTGATCAAAACTTGGCGGAAGTTTTGGACAATGACGTCATTCAAGAGATCGTTTCTGACCTGATCAGCGATTACGACGACGATGTCGCGTCCAGGAAAGACTGGATGCAGACGTATGTCGATGGCCTTGAGCTGTTGGGCATGAAAATTGAAGAGCGCTCAGAGCCTTGGGTTGGCGCTTGCGGCGTTTACCACCCGTTGCTGTCCGAGGCCCTGGTCAAGTTCCAGGCTGAAGTGATGATGTCGACGTTTCCTGCGGCCGGTCCTGTAAAAACGCAGATCATTGGTAAAGAGACGCAAGAAAAGAAAGATGCCGCGACTCGAGTTCAAGACGATATGAACTACGAGCTCACCGATGTGATGAAAGAGTTCCGTCCTGAGCATGAGCGCATGCTTTGGGGCTTGGGTTTGTCGGGAAACGCGTTTAAAAAAGTGTACTTTGACCCAAACATGGACCGCCAAACGTCCATTTTTGTGCCCGCCGAAGACATTGTGGTGCCTTATGGCGCCTCAGATTTGGAAAGCTCGCCCCGAGTCACCCATGTAATGCGAAAAACCGAGAACGACTTGCGTAAATTGCAAGTTGACGGGTTCTATTTGGACATTGATCTGGGCGAACCAGAGAACAACCTCGATGAAGTTGAGAAAAAGATCGCCGAAAAGATGGGCTTTAGGGCTACATCCGACGATCGGTACAAACTTCTTGAGATGAACGTCAATTTGGACCTTGAAGGCTTTGAGCACAAGGACAAAGATGGCGAACCCACTGGCATTGCTTTGCCATATGTGGTGACGATTGAAAAAGGCAGCGAAAAATGTTTGGCGATCCGCCGCAACTGGCGACCCGAAGACAAAAAGTACCAGAAGCGCCAGCATTACGTCCACTACGGGTACGTGCCAGGCTTTGGCTTCTACTGCTTTGGCTTGATTCACCTGGTCGGCGCGTTTGCCAAGTCTGGTACGTCGATTTTGCGTCAGTTGGTGGATGCCGGAACCCTGTCCAACTTGCCGGGCGGATTTAAGACTCGCGGCCTGAGAACAAAAGGGGACGACACACCGATTGGACCAGGTGAGTTCCGCGATGTTGACGTACCAAGCGGCGCGATCAAAGACAACATTATGACCTTGCCTTACAAAGAGCCAAGCCAAGTGCTGGCTGCTTTGCTGGACAAGATTGTTGAAGAGGGTCGACGATTTGCTTCTGCGGCTGACGTCCAAGTTGCCGATATGTCCGCCAACTCGCCAGTCGGAACAACGCTGGCAATTTTGGAACGATCACTCAAGGTGATGACGGCCGTCCAAGCCCGCATTCACTACTCGTTCAAACAAGAGCTTGGCTTGTTGCGAGACATCATTCGCGATTACACCCCTGACGAGTACGACTACGAGCCAGAAGAGGGAGAGCGCTCCGCCAAGAAGTCCGATTACGACCTGGTTGAAGTGATCCCTGTGAGCGATCCTAATGCGGCCACGATGGCCCAAAAGATTGTTCAGTACCAGGCTGTGATTCAGCTATCCCAACAAGCTCCTGACATCTATGATTTGCCTTATTTGCATCGTCAAATGCTGGATGTGCTGGGCATCAAGAATGCCGAAAAGTTAGTCCCGCTGGAGGATGACGAAAAGCCAAAAGACCCAGTGACAGAGAACATGAACATGCTCAAAGACAAACCTTTGAAAGCGTTCTTGACTCAAGACCACGATGCGCACATCACGGTCCACCAATCGTTCTTGCAAGACCCAAACATTGCATCAACGATCGGTCAAAACCCAAAAGCCAACCAGATGATGGCTGCCATGCAGGCTCACATTGCCGAACACTTGGGATTTCACTACCGCCAAGAAATCGAAAAGCAAATGGGTGTCACTCTGCCAAACCCAGAGGACGAATTGCCAGAAGATGTGGAAGTTCAGCTCTCTCAGCTTATTGCCCAGGCAAGCAAGCAGTTGCTGGCAGAAAACCAATCGGAAGCTCAGCAGCAAAAGAATCAGCAAATGGCCGAAGACCCGATTGTCAAGATGCAGCAAGAAGAGTTGCAGCTCAAAAAGCAATCGGAACAAACAAAAGCCCAAAAAGCTCAGAGCGATGCTCAGGCAAAACAACAGTCCTTGGCAAACGAATCCACTCGGATTGCAAACCAAAAAGAAGTCGACATGGCGCGCATTCAAGCTGACTTGCAAAAGAACCAGCAAAAGGATGCGAACCAACAACAAATGGAGCGTTTACGCATTGGCGTAGATGCTGCAAAAACAGCAGCCCAAATGGCTGCACAGCACAAAAAAGGTAATCAATGATTGATAAGTACCTACAAGTTCTGACTGAAAAGTTAGATAGCCGAGTCTTGCAACTTCAAGAAGCTTTGGCCGACGGCAACGCGGCTGACTTTGCGAGTTACAAGCAAATGTGCGGGGAGATAAAAGGTCTTCTCTCCGCTCGCCTTTACATCAAAGACCTACATGAAAGACTGATTAATGATGACGACAACGAGTGATGGCTTGGACTTAATCAAGGCGGTGGATTTATCCAAAATCTTGAACTCAAACCCAGAAGAAAAAGCCCAACAACTCCCAAAGCCTTCCGGTTATCGCATCTTGTGCGCACTGCCAGAACGCGAAAAGGAGTACGAGAGCGGCCTGATCAAAGCCGATGAAACAATCATGATCGAAGAAACCTTGACAACCGTGTTATTCGTGGTTGCCATGGGACCAGACTGCTACAAGGACGCGTCTCGTTTTCCGAGCGGGCCTTATTGCCAGGTTGGTGACTTCATCTTGATTCGCCCCAACTCGGGCACACGACTTGTAATCCACGGCAAAGAATTCCGAGTGATCAATGATGACTCGGTTGAAGGCACGGTTCAAGACCCTCGAGGCATTCGTAGAAAATAAGGAACAAACATGAACGAATTCAAATTCCCAGATGAAATCGACGACAAAGACAAAGAAGACGAGCAGCTGTCGGAGGAAATCGAGTTAGAAATTGAAGACGACACCCCTGAAGAGGATCGCAATAAACCTCCTTTGGCTGAAGACGTCAAGAAAGAACTTTACGACGATGAGCTGGAGGACTACTCCACCAAGGTCAAAAAGAAGCTGATCCAAATGAAGCGCCTGGCTCATGACGAGCGGCGTGAAAAAGAAGCCGCCCTGCGCGAACAAAGCGAAGCCATTGCCCTGGCTCAGCGAGTGATTGAGGAGAACAAGCGCCTCAAGAGTACGCTGACCAGCAGCGAAAAGAATGTGCTTACATCGATCCAGCGCGCCGTCGACCTTGAGATGGATGCGGCCAAGAAAGCGTATCGCGAAGCCTACGATTCTGGCGATGCTGACAAGGTCATGGAGGCTCAGGAGCGACTGACTGAGGCGTCTTTGAAACAAGACAAGGTAAAAAATTACCGTCCTCAGCCTTTACAAACTGAAGAATATGAGGTACAAACGCCCTCACAACCAGCCCCAAAGATTCAGGTTGACCAAAACGCAGTGTCTTGGCAGAAACAGAATCAATGGTTTGGCGAGGACAAAATCATGACTGGAATGGCTTTGGCCGTTCACGAGCAGTTAAAAGAAGAAGGCGTCGCCTTATCTTCACGAGAGTATTACCGTCGCATTGATGAAACAATGCGCAAACGCTTCCCGGAGAAATTCGAAAGCAGCAAACCCGAGGAAACTCGCGGTACAAAACCAAGCACGGTTGTGGCGTCAGCCAGCCGTAGCACATCCCCAAAGCGTGTTCGATTGACACAATCGCAAATGAACATCGCCAAAAAATTAAACCTAACTCCAGAGCAATACGCTCAGGCAGTACTTAAATTGGAGGCCTAATCATGGCTGAAAACAGAAAACCCCGTGAACTCGAAGATCGCATTCAGGCCGAACGCCCTAAGCAGTGGCAGCAAGCCGAGCTTCTTCCAGAGCCGGACAAGGTACCCGGATATGCATATCGATGGATTCGTGTTTCTAATCTGAACACCGCCGATCCTCGCAACCTTTCGTCAAAGTTACGTGAGGGTTGGGAGCCGGTAGCGTTGGAGGAGCAACCAAAATTCAAACTGCTAGCTGACCCCGGTAGTCGATACAAAGACAATATTGAGGTTGGCGGGTTGTTGCTTTGCAAGTGCCCTGAAGAGTTTATGGATCAACGTAATGCGTTTTACGCAAAACAAACCCAGGCTCAGACGGACGCCGTGGACAACAGCTTGATGCGTCAAAGCGACCCGAGGATGCCTCTCTTTCGAGAGAACAAGTCTTCGACGAGCTTTGGCAAAGGCATGTAAATTTTTCAAAGGAGTCTTAAATGGCTTATCCAACGGTCTCGGCCCCCTACGGCCTAAAGCCGGTCAACTTGATCGGCGGTCAGGTATTTGCGGGTTCTACTCGCAGTATTCCTATCATTTACGGTGAATCAACGAGCATTTACTACGGTGACTTTGTTAAAGTCGTTCGCGGTACTGTGCAACGTCAAGCCGTTACAACTGCTGGCGGCGCTGCTGGTTTGGTTGGGGTTTTCCTCGGCTGCTCCTACACCAACCCAGTAACCAAGCAAAAGACTTTCAGCCAATACTGGCCCGGCGGCACGCTGGCTGGTGATGCTGTTGCTGTTGTTTGTGATGATCCTGATACTGTCTTCAAAGCGGCTATCGTGGCATCTTCTGGCTCTACCACTGTTACCTCTGCCGCGATGGCAATGATTGGTCAAAACCTGCAAGGTTCAAACTTGCTGGGCAACGCCAACACCGGCAACTCTTCCAACGGCTTGATCATCCCTGCCGCCACCACCTCTAGCGCTTATGTCGCTCGAGTAATGGCTATCGTGCCTGATACTGCTGTTTCCTTGGGAAGCGCTACGTATTCCAGCATTGCTACCGCTACCGTTACTTGCTCTGCATTGCCATTTGCTCTCCCCGTGGGAACCGATGTTGCATCCATCGCAGCCAACGGTCAGATGATTGCTTCTGGCTCTTACGTGGCTACCGCTGCGTCTGCTGGTGCAACTTCGTTCGACTTGAACGCGGCTCCAGCTACGGCATTTGTGGCTAGTTCAACCCTTGTGTTTACTCAGTATCCTGAAGTTTTGGTCAAACTCAACTTCGGCATCCACGAGTACTACACAGCTACTGCCGTCTAAGGAGTAAATCATGGCAATTTCACGCGCACAACTACTTAAAGAACTCCTGCCCGGCTTGAACGCTTTGTTTGGTTTGGAGTACGCTCGTTACGGTGAAGAGCATAAAGAAATTTATGAAACCGAAACCTCCGAGCGTTCTTTCGAAGAAGAGACCAAGCTGTCTGGCTTCTCTGCCGCACCGGTGAAGAACGAAGGTTCTGCAATCCAGTACGACAACGCACAGGAAGCATGGACTGCTCGCTACAACCACGAAACCATCGCTTTGGGTTTCTCGCTGACCGAAGAGGCCATCGAAGACAACTTGTACGACAGCTTGTCTGCTCGCTACACCAAGGGTTTGGCTCGTGCCATGGCTTACACCAAGCAAGTTAAAGCTGCTGCAATCTTGAACAACGGCTTCTCTTCCCAATACCTGGGTGGTGATGGCGTTTCTTTGTTCAGCTCTGCTCACCCCTTGGTTAACGGCGCCACCAACGCGAACACTCCATCGACCCAGGCCGATTTGAACGAGACTTCTTTGGAAGCCGCCGTTATTCAAATCGCTGGCTGGACTGATGAACGTGGTCTGTTGATCGCCGCCAAGCCCAAGAAGCTGATTGTTCCTCCTGCATTGCAGTTCGTGGCTACCCGCCTGTTGGAAACCGAACTCCGCGTCGGCACCAACAACAACGACATCAACGCATTGAAAAACAATGGCTCGGTGTCTGAAGGCTATGCCATCAACCACTTCTTGACCGACAACAACGCCTGGTTCCTGACCACGGACGTTCCTAACGGCCTGAAGCACTTCGTGCGCACCCCCTTGTCTAACAGCATGGACGGTGACTTCGATACTGGTAACGTTCGTTACAAGTCTCGTGAGCGTTACAGCTTCGGCTGGTCTGATCCTTTGGGCATGTACGGCTCAAGCGGTTCGTTCTAAGCATTGCTTAAAACAAGAAAAAAGGGGGCCACAAGCCTCCTTTTTTTGTTCATACCATTCGTATATGGTGTATATTTGAAACATCTGGGTGATCCGCCTTACCACCACTGCCCCAGCAGACGATGCAACGATCGGTAAGGTATCTTTTGCATAAGGACTTTTTGTCATGGCACGTTCTACTTTCGATGGACCAGTTTTATCTGGCGACAACCGTTTTGGCCCATACCGCAACACCGGTTCTATGACGCTGACTCAAAACGGCTACCTGAACCTTTTGAATACCACGGCAAACACCGCCGGTTATTCGGGCGGCTCAAGTCAGTTTGTTGCAAGCAACAACATCCCCAACAGCCTCGCAACCATTTGGACGCCTTCGTCCACCGTGCCCTTGGCTCAGCAGACCGCTGTTGTGCCTACCGCTGACACCACCAGCAATATTTATCGCGGCTGGGTGTGCTACATCCCCGTAGGTTGCGACCTTGACATCCCAATCATCGACGTGGCCGTGGTTCCCACTGGCGGCACGATCAGCACCATCAAGATGTATGTGTCCAACACCTTCACTGCTGAAGGCGGCACTCCTTTGTACGGTTCTGTGTCGAGCATTTCTGGTACTGGCCGTCAAACTTTTGCGTACACAGCCGCTGGTGTTACCAATGCAAACAGCACTCCCGCCGACATTGTGGGTGTGAACGGCACTCAACAGCTGTCTCAAGTAGTGTTTACATTGTCTATCGCCGGTTCGGCAGCTTTGGCAACACCTACTGCTGGTCAAATTTACGTGGCCTTGCGCTACGTCCAGGCTGACGGCAACATCGGAACCACTACCGCATACCCATACGGTAACCTCGACTGATAGGAGCGCATCATGCGTCCAGCAGTTACCTCAATTACAGGGATTGGAAACTCCCCTGTTTATGCTGTAGACAACTACATCTCGCCCAGTAACATGGGATTAGCTGTAGTTGTCTCGGGGACAATCACGTACAAAGTGCAATATACGTTCGACGATATTTTTGCAAAAGGCTACAGCCCAACCGCTGGAACCAGTACGTGGTTTGATCACCCTACCCTAACGGGTTCTTCTTCCGGGAACTCCAACATTGCTTACCCTGTGACCGGGATTCGTTTGAGCACGAGTGCTGGTACTGGTACTGCAACCCTAACGATCGTCCAAGCCGGTGGCGGAGGTAACGCATGAGTATCGCTACAAACATCACGGGCGGGGCTTCTTCAAACCAGCTCATGGACTTGTTGGCCGTCGTGGCAAACCCAGATGTGTACAAGGCAAAACTTGACGCACTGGACGCCGCTACAGCCGAAAACAAAAAGTACATTGAGCTTGCTGCGCCAGCCAGTGAAATTTTGGCTATGCGTGAGCAAATCAAAGCCAAGAACGCTGAGGCCGATGCTGAGTTAGCCGACGCCAAAGAGCGCGCTGCTAATGCTGTTAAAGAGGCAAAAGAAAAGGCTGAAGCACTCATTTCTTCTGCGCAGGCCAAGGCCGATATTTTGTTGGCTGCTGCCGCTGAAAACAAAGCCTATAGG